AATCGATCACCGGCATAGATAACTTGCTGATCCTGATTCGTATAACGAGCAACTCGAGGTTCACGACGTAAGCGATGCTCGCAGGACAGTTCGATGACCGCTTGCCCTTTGTCTAGGTTGATCGTCATCTGATTCATACGACCTTCCCAAATAGTTTCGGGAGTGTCGAGCAACACGCCAGTTGCTTGATTGACGAAGCCTAGATAAATCACAACGGTGCGATTCTGATAGACCTCATTCATCGTCGGGGTGATGAATGTTGTATCTACGCCGGACAGAGTAAGTTTGACCCCGCGAGCAACGATATCGACGTTTTCATCGATAACGTCTACTCCACCGAACTGTCCCACTCCAAGGTAATCATTACCACCAAAAGCCAGAGTGCCAGCACCATCATGGATACGAACCACGCCAGACGAAAAATCAAGATCAGCAAGAACGACAGCAACGATTGAAGATTTAGCGGATTCTGTTTCATTAGTATTGGATACAAACCGTGTCATGTGATGTCTTCAATTAGGCTAATTTCAATGTCAGAGATAATGCCAGGTCGAGTATCCCAACTCGTCGAATCGGAGCCGAGCATAAACCTACCCATTGGGGAACGGAAAATAATAGGCGCGTTATTAGCGGGAGCGGTGCGTAACGATGGCTCAAAGATCATGTAGCCATTACCCGAGCCGTCGGAGTTGAGATCGGCAGTCAATCGTTTGAGTTCGCCGTTAATCTCGAATAGATCACCGGCACGCGCTACGCCTAATGTCGAGATCGGCAGACCGTCAACGATTAGTTTGTTGCCTGTCTGCGATGCGCCGTTGACGAGGATGCAACGGGCTGCGGATACCCACGAAAGAAACTGGAAGTTACCCGCTGACCGGCCCGAAATGTAATCGTGAAATGAGAAATGCGTCGAGGTGCCAGAGGCGGCAAAACTATCGACATAGTAACCGTCAGCCGTGCGGGTTGCCCCGTTGAGTACGTCGGTCGCACCTTGCGTAGTACCCGCTTCCATCGAGGCTCTAGCATTTCCTCGCCCTGCGTAGAGCAGCATACGAACAGCATAGGGAGCCGAGGCGACTGTCGTAGCCGCAGCCTGATATGCGTATCGGTCAGCCGTTACGCCAGTTCTGGCAAGTCGCAACCCAAAATGACTGTCGGCAGAAAGCACTAGTTCGGCGTTGCTCGAAGTCCATCCGGTCGTATCGACGGTCGCCGCATTGTTAGAGAGCAACTCCGGACAGGCGAGCGAACCGGCAAGCGTATAGGATGGATCGGTAAAATAGACACGATTGGTGCGACCACGGAGGGCAGCAAGGAGAGAGAGAAGCCGTCGGCGTTTCTGCCCTGATACGGCTCTGTAGATCGCTCTAACGCCCCATCGCAGCCCGGGACGAGAGACGGTACGGGTAGCACCGGAGAGCGGGGATACAAAGACTGCCGTGTTATCTAGCAGCGTCCACTCTACGGACGAGGCGACGAGGTCGGGTGGTAAAACGTAGTCGGTCATCGGCCTATCCCATAACGGCGATCAAGTTCGTCGAAGATTCTACGATTATTCTCTTTGAGAATCCCGGGGAGGGCTTGTTGAAGGTCTGCTGTTGCGCCTCGCGCATCGATGTTATACACGGGTGCCACAGTTACTCCTCCCATGCGGTTATTCGGGACGATAGAGCCGCTCGAGTTAGGTACGAACAACTCCGGCCCACGCTCTCCGACAATGTATGGCGTGCCTTGCGAGACAGGGCCACCAATAGCACGACCTTCTATCGACTTGACTGCTGCATTGGCAAAGTCTGCCATAAACCCTGTGCCGCCCGTAAACATACGGAAGAAGGCGAGCAGGACTTGTTGCGCAATAATCTGAGCAACCATCTGCCTAAGCATATTCACAAAGTTAGCAAGCATTCCCTTTAACCCGTCCTTAAACGGATCAAAAAGAAACTGTGCAAAAGCATTCTGCATATTCTCGGCAGCAGTACGGGCAAACTCTGTCATGCCCTTCGTCTTATCTTTCATCGCAGTGTCGAGCGTATCAAAAACAGTTTCGCCTAACTCTCCGCCTTCGCCTAACTGCGTAGCGATCTGATCACGCATATTGACAAGCGACTTTTCAATGTCCATCTCAAGGTCAACTTGAACAACCATATCCTCAAGTGCCTTAATATTTGCGCGAACTTCAATAGGAATCTCTACAGGAGTTTTATATTTTGCGAGTTCTTCGTCGATTTGTTTCTTGAATCCCGGCGGCGGCTTTGCTTGCTGCGTTGTATTGTTTAGACTTTTCTGCGCTTCTTCTAGTAGTTTAATTGCGCGTTCGTAATCTTTAATAAGAGATTCGGATTCTGCAATTTTCTTTGCTTGTTCCGTAAACGGCAAATCCCGAGTACCGACAGACTCTATATCGCCTTTCAACAAAGCAATCTGTTTTCTATAACTTTCAATAACCTGATCAAAACCGGCAAGTGGCATTTCGTAAGAGCCGGTAGTCAAGCGGGTGATAAGGTTGAAAAACTCTGTCAACGGCCCTGCAACCATAGCGGTTAATATTCGCGTCATTCCGCTAAATGATTGCGATAATCTTTTAATAGCCTCGTCTGCTTGTGCAAGTTTTTGTACCTGATCGGTCGATACAACCAAACCGAGGGCTTCGGCTTCTTCTCTTGCTATTCGGATACCTTCTGCGCCTTTTTCAAACAAAGGCAAAAGGTCTGCACCGGCTTTTCCAAATACCTCAACCGCTGCGCGTGCTTTATCGGCAGGGCTTGTCAAGGCATTGATCCGATCAGCAAGCAATTCAAACTGCTGATCTGGTGCGAGGTTTTTTAATTGCTCGAGAGAAATACCAAGAGCATCGAGCGTTTCTTTTTGTGATTTGCCGCCAGAGGTTGCTTGCGACAAATTGACTTGCATTTTTCGCAAAGCAGTCGAGAGCGAGCCAAGATCGATGTCGGATTGTTTTGCGGCATAGGACAAGGCAGATAACTGCTCGACCGCGATTCCTGATTTAACTGCCGCCTTTTGTAGTTCATCGCCGTACTGAATTGCCGACATAGCGGTACGGGTTAAGAATTGCCCGACCGCTACCGCTCCAATACCGGCAAACGCTCTCTTGAGAATCGAGGCTTGATCGCCAAGACCGCGCAAACCTTTCATCGCGGAGTTAATTGCACCTTGCGTGCGATCAACTCCGCTGATAATTACTTGTGCTTGCGCCATGCTCGCTCCTGATCCTCTGCCTCTAACTTACAGGCGGCAAGAAGATGATAAAAGTCGCTCTCTGTCATCTCAAAAATCTGATCGGGGAGGACGTGCAACCGTAGCGCGAGAGCGTATATCGCTCGGAGATGCCCGTCCTCAATCAGTTTTTTTCAGCATCCTCAACCGTTGTCGGCGTAACGTTCATCGCAGAAACAATCTGTGCCATTACGTCAGGATCATATTCGTTAAGCAGTTCGATGCGTTCTGCTTTGCTGAACATCCTCTTGCCTTCTTTGTCCCTAGCCCTAACGATCAACGTGATCGCCATAGCCTCTAGGTCAAGGATTGTCTCGTCACCCTTTTGCTTTGCGAGCATGAAGATTTCACGTCGCTCGGATAGGGTCATATCCGGCCAGAAATACACCGTGGTATTCCAAGCCGGTACAGGGATCGCAACCAACGTATCGGGCTTACGCCGTTCCGCGAATTGCGCCTTCGCCTGTTCTTTCCAATTCATAAAACCTCGCTATTAAGAAGTGACCGCTGAAAGCGCGCCGTTACCAATGAAGTTGAACGTAATCTCGGTGATCGCCCCGCGCTGCACGTTACGGGTAATTTCCGTGACAAGAGCGTTGCCGGTATAGCGCGTATCGTCGCCAGTTACACCTTCCGGTGCGAGAACAAGGGCGACGTTAGCACCCGGCGCGAGAGCGACTTGCCCAGAGGTATCCGTCTCGTCCCAGAACGCCGTCACAGAACCGCTCCAAGAAGTGATCGCGATAGTATTGTACGTCTTGGCAGTATCCGAGAGGGTTGTATCCTCGGCGTACTCTGCGCTAGCCGTAAAAGAGAATCCCGTCACTTCGGCAACGTTGTTAGAACCGACGCGAACAAGACCTTCAGAGCCGTGATGATTTGCCATTTTTAGTTACTCCTTATGCCGCCGTGCCAGCGGTCAGCACGCCATTACCGATAAAGTTGAAAGTGATTTCTGTGATTGCACCACGCTGCACGTTGCGCGTGATCTCTGTAACCAGAGCGTTGCCGTAATAATAAACGTCGGGATTAACCGCCCCTTCTGGGTACAACTTCAGATCGACGTTTGCGTTCGGGGCAAAGTTCAACTGTCCAGTATCGCCTTCGTCCCAAAATGCCGTGACCGTTCCACTCCACGATGTGATCGCCGTCGTGTTGTAGGTCTTTGCCGTATCCGACAAAGTCGTATCTTCAGCGTATTCTGCCGATGCGGTAAAAGAAAATCCGGTCACTTCGCCCACAGTTGCGGAGCCAGCGCCGGTCTTAACAAGCCCTTCCGAGCCATGATGGTTTGCCATAAATACTCCTTACGAAATAATAGTTCCTGCGTCAGTCTCCGCAGTTCGATAGGAAACTCGAAACTGCATTCGCGCTGACCCTATCGGCGCATCGCCGCTAAAGTCGAGCGTGATTTGTGTATCCATTAGGATACAGTCCTTCACAATGCTGCCGAGCGTGTTATCCGCTCCGATAGCATTTTCAACCGCCTCGCATAGTCGGTCGAGTCGGTCATCAAGATAGTCTGAATCACGCGCCACGCACTCGACGACAAGCATCATCTCGCGGTCAAACTTGCGCGGATAAGTGAGCGTGGTCTGCGATACGGAATCGGTGTTCGTATATACCAATGCCATCGAAACCGTGTTCGCAGGGATTGGATATACGCGAGACTTCGAGATCGTATCTGCGACCTGTGCGTTAGTCAGGATCGTAACGACTTCATCTCTAATCTGCTTTCGTGCGTGAGCCATTACGGATTACCTGTTTCGAGTAGGATGAAGCCGCCGCTCTCTTGCAGCATATTCGTGCCGTCTTGTAGCAAGAGGTTATTTTCCTCTGCAATTTCGAGTCTGGTGGCAAACTCGAGAACCAGAACAGTCACGCCTGTACCGTCTGCCTTAAAGTTGCGAACGGTGTATTGATCGCAGTCGATAAAGAGCAAGTCACCGACAACGGGCTTGCAAGGCAGCGCAGCAGTCGGGATCGTAAAGATCGGCGTGCTACTGCTAAATCCTACCTCTGCGACATCGACTAACTGATAGTTACTGTCAAAGATGCCGTTGATCGTAAACCGCTTGCCCTTGTTTCTATAAACGGCTTTCCGGCCCCAATCCGAGGGCGAAAACATCGATGCGCGATCAAAACTGCTCTCGAATGTCATGGCGCATCCAGATCGGTAGAGGCTTCAAGGATCAAAGTCGTAACGCCTGTGCCGTCGGGCTGAATCTCCTGGACGGTATAAGCATCGCATTCGTAGATAACTTTATCGCCCGGGGCCGCATCGACCGGCAAACTTTTAGATGGCAATACAAGCGTGATGCGTTCCGTTGCGAACTCTGCATCG